AGTTCGTCGGGTCGATGTAGAGGATTTGACCGGCCTCGGTGTCGCCAACCAGCCATTTCCCGAATGCCGAGCAACCGCCGACCCCACGCCAGCGGGGTTGCTGGTAGCTCCGACGTTCATTCCACTTCTGCGATCCGAGATCGAATTCCCAAGTAAACGTCGGGCACGAAATCACCCATTTCGGATGACCCTGCGAGATATAAACCGAGGCTTCCAAAGTCGTCTTATCGGATACTCCAGCAATCAACCGCTCCAGATCAGGAGGCGAAATCTTCAAAGGTATCGGAGATCCATTGTGCTGCACAACGGAAAAATCATCGGCAACCCAGATCAGAGCTGATGCAAAACCGTCCTCATGCCCCGCGATCGCGTAGGGGCTGAGCAATCCCCTCTGAATGACGTAGGAGCGTGTAAACGGAAAGCCGGTCGCATTGGCGTTATCAACATAGACCTCACCGAAGTTAGGCCCCAGGGCCACCAATTGCCCATTAAAGGGTACCGCACGGGAAAGGCCGCCATGCTTTGACTGCGCCGTGGTCTTATCGGTCGTCGCGATCGTAACAGCGTTTTGACCGGAAGCCTGTAGTGTCCCATCTCCATAAGTGAAGATGAAATAGCTATCCATGAAACAGACGCTATTCGGAGCGCCGACGTCAGTATCAGCGAAGTTCGACACGGCAGAAGATGAAACGCTGAAAGCTCCTGTCTGCGGAGCAACGCAAACCAAATCAGGCGTTGTCTTGTTATTGATCGCGAAGAAAACCTTTTCCGTACCGTTCAACGTCCCAGTTAGCGCTGTCTCAACGCCAGAACTATCAAACCGGCTGACCTTGCCAGACCAAGCCGCATAGAGCGTATTGCCGACCAGGATCTGACCGCGAAAACCCGTGTTGGCCGAAGTGCCAAACAGCGATAGGCCGGGCGATTTGCGCCAGACCACGGGAGGCGGTGCTAATTTCTTGGCTGCTTCGACATCCTTTCCTAGCGGTTCCGCATAGCAGTTAATCAGCCGGCCGGCGCTTTCCTGCGGAAATGCTCCTGGAGATGACGAGAGCGGCCACGGGATCGGGACGGCCGAAGCGGACCTAGCCATTAGAAGTAATCGACCTGTTGCGGGCCATAGCCCGGCGTCTGACGGGTCAAAACCCGAAGGCGGTTGCGATAGACCAGCGCTAACTGCTCGTTTGACTGGCCTCCGAATTCATCCGCCGCGGCATTTGCGACCAGCTTGCAAAACGTCAGGAACAGGCCATCATCAAGATTGTCGGGATCATCGATATAAGTCGTGCCGTCGCTGTTCAGCTCGTCAACTTCGCTATCGATATAGCCGTCGACCGCGCTGGCATCTTCCGCAGACGGGATTTGCCCGATATCGCCACCCGTCAGGATCGCCAGCACTTTGAACTGGATTTGTGCGCGGGTTTTGGACATGTGGCCTCAAAGAAAAAGAGCGCCCCGAAGGACGCTCTTGAGTTTGGAGGTTATGGCTTACTCTACAGGATCGGGCTCGGGCATGAGCACGACTTCCTTGCGTGGTCGGCCGGGCTTGCGCTTGGTATCCGGCGCGTCGTCTACGTCCTCAGCGCCCTCAACGTCGAAGAACGGGTTATTCAGCGCCTTCTGCACGAAAGCATGTGAACGAACGTCAACCTCTTCTCCCTTGGGGAATTTAATTCCACCGAATGCATGTGTAAATGACGGACCAGCGCCGCCGTTGTGAAGCTCATCTTCACCTTTCCAAGTAACTTTAGCCATTATGCGGCCTCCTGTTCTCTAATTTCGGCATCGGCCAAGCAGATGTCATGACAAACGCTGCCGGTGTAGTGTCGAACGCGGATGTCAGGATCAACCCAGCACTCTCCACCTAGTTCAATCCACTTCCGGCAAAAATTGTAATCCTCGCCTTCATCCGTGGCCTGACCGTCAAGCGTGATCAGATCGAGCCAGAACCAGCTACGGACTTGAACTCCTTCCGTGACGTAAGAATGCGTCACGGTTTCCATTTTCTCGATCACCGTTGAACGGATCGCCATGAAGCCCGTCGCAACCGCATCCATTTTCCAGATCCGGCCGGCGTCGGTGTGCTTACCGATGATCTTCGCGGGAAACTTCGCAATAGCGGCCGGCTGTTCGTCCCAGCGATGATGCCGTTTGGCCGGAGCCGCCGCGACGATATCAACGCCGTGCTTGAACAGCTTAAAGAAATCCTCCGGGTTAAACCCGATATCGTCGTCAATGCAGACGATCCAGTCGCATTTGTCGGCCATGGCTTGAGCAATCAGCCGGTTGCGAACTCTTGGCAGAATGGCCGTACCCGGGGCGACGTAGATTTTAAGATCGTGTCCTAGCAGAGTTGCCAACCGATCGGTTCCCACAATCGAAAGCATATAATCGTTATGCACTTGCTCGTTATAGCAAGGCGTACACAGGCCAATTCGCATGGACACTCCTGAATGAAATGGGGGCGGGTTCGGCTCGCCCCCATTTGGTTACGCTACGGGAAGATACTCGACTACGACAACACCAGCGCCGGCAGTAGCCGCCGTGCCAGTCGATGCCATGGTCAGATCGACCTCGGTATCAGCGGCGGGAGTTGCCGCGGTTGACGTAGCCAGCGCGGTGCCGCCAGTGATGACGCCTTGTGTTCCCAGCGCAATGCCAGTGCCAAAGCTGGCAGCCGACGCTGGCGTGCCAATGGTGCAGGTGTTGGTCGAACCAGCGTTGAACGCAGTCGTCACGATGACATACGTTCGCAACACGACGCTATTGCCGGGGATAAAGCCGATCTTCTTCACCCCGGTGTAACCCAGGCTAAAGTCAAACGGAGCGCGAAGATAGTTGACGGTTTGGTCGCCGCTAGAGCGAGCCGGAATACCCGTACCCATGATAATGTTTCCTTTTCTCTCTAGGGGTTATTACGCGTCGGCCACAGCGGCATAGAAGCCCGTGCAGATTCCCCATTCCTTGAGGTTTCCGCCCGTGGTTTTCTTGAACATCTTGGAGATGCCGTAAGCCGCCTCGATGCCAACACCCTGGTTGAACTGATAATCGGTGTTGTCGAGTTGGGTTGGCTTCGCCATCTGGCCGTAAGCCATCGCCATTGCCGACTGGCCGCACAGCCAAACCGGGCGAACCGGAGTAGTTCCAGACGCGCCGGCCGTCGCGTAGAAGGTCGGAGCCAGCGTGTCGATTTCCGGGATTTCGCGATGGATGACACCATCATACATCTGATCGCCGTCCTGGAAGATCGGGTTCTTGTTGAAGCCGTCACCTTCACGAGGGCGAACGTTCTGGTTGATGGTGTCGAGCGACGCCTTCAGATCGCGGAAAGTGCGCGAGCCGTGGAACGCAACGAAATATTCTCGGCCGTCCTTGAGCTGGAACGGGCGGATTTTCGGGTTAGCCGCACGCGCAACGCGCTTGAGGAACTTCATATTCGCCGCGTTCGCGATGTCGTTGGTCGAGTCCAGCGTGGCCGTCGCGGTTGCAAAAGTCGTGCTATAGTTCGAATTCAACTGACCGAACACGACGCGATCGGCGTTGTCAGTCACCCAAGTATTGCGCTGGGCAGCGGTTGCGGAATCAAACAGGATGCCGTTGACACGTTGACCAAGAGCCGAACCGAGACCCGCAGGAGCGGATTCCGAAGGCAGCGCATAGAACGCCTGAATGATTTCGTCGCGGTTGAGTTCCTTCAGCCAATCCGACAGAAGGGGACGCGCAACGCCGAAGATCGCTGTGGAGTCCTTGTGCTTTTCAGCCTTGTTGGTCTTGACCGCGTTACGTGCCCAGTCGATCCAGACGCGCATACCGTAGTTGTCGATCGACTCTTCGTTGCCGTTCAAGGCGCCGGAACCGACCGCCTGAGCCGCAAGACGAGCGACCAGCGGGATATTCATCTGCTCGCCGCCGGAAACAGGCTCCATGCGCTTGCGGATGATAGCGGTGATGTCCTCGCCCATGTACGGGGCGAACAGGTTTTCGCGAACCCATTCACGGTTCACCTGTTTGGTGAACTTGATAACCTTATTGTTGGTTTGGATGGTAGTGAGAGCCATGACGGCTTGTCCTTTCTGAAGCCGTCAGCCCAATAAAAAACCCGCCATCAAGGCGGGTCGGTCATCAGGAGTTCGGCTGGTTTTAAGCGTTGGCGTGTCGCCAGAGCCCTTCGTCCGATACGTCGTTGTCATCCGCGGAACCGTCCGTTGATGCATTGGTCGCTCGGGTCAGGGATGGCGGGAGAGAAACGGCCGGCCTGGTGCCGGGCTGGGCTGCGGGTTGAGCAGCCGCGCGGGCCTTCTCGATGGCCTTCGCAAGGAAGGCTGGATCGGAAAGCAAGCGTTCCTGCTCGCGTTGACGGAATGCGGCGAGGTCGTTGCCTACTTCGGCCTTGGTTTTCTGCTCACGATGCCACTGGATCAGAGTTTCGCCGGGATCGCGCGACTGCTGCATAAGAGCCCTAAGAGCGGGATCGACAGCCTTTTGTGCAGCCGCGTAAGCTTCGGTGAATTCTTCCTTGTAGACCTTGTGAGCATTCTGGAGACTGGCTTCCCGGCGTTCGTTAAGGATGATCTCGCGCGTTTGATTGAGCACGAAATCCTTATATCCCTTGGGATCAAGCAAAGGATCGGGTTCTTCAACCTTCACCTCGGCAGCGGGTTCTGTGCGCGGTGCCTGTTGCTGTCGCTGCCACTGAAGCCTTTCAGCCTCAAGAGCCGCTACCTTCTCGGCAAGAGCCCGCTTTTCCTCGTTGATCTCCCGAACGCGCCATGACGGCACCTGTGGCGCGCTGTCGTCAACCGCAGGCTTCTCCGCAGCGGAGACAGGCGTTTCTGGTGCTTCAGCAACCGGGGCTTCCGGTGCCTCGCTAGGCTGTTGTTCGACTGGTGCGGCAACCTCTTCGGTTATCGCCTCATCCGCATTCGCGTCGTCGAATAGTTCCTGGTCAGTCAGTCCTTCAAGTGCCTCGATAGCCATTTACTCACCTATTTCGCGTTTCGTGCGATCGCGTGTTGCCCTCTATCGCTCGGGCGTGCGGGTAGTCCTGTCCGGTGTTTCGTCCCGGTCTTACGATCTCTATGCAGCTTGGGGCGCCGGTTGAGCGGCGGCCTGCTGGGCGTCTGCGGCCTGCTGGCGCGCTGCCATAACCTGTTGTGTGCGCCGGTCAGCGTCGTTCTGCGCAGCCTCATGGGCGCGGTCTTGGGCGTTTTCGTTCTGCTCGTGCGCGAGCTGGGCAAAGCCTAGAATGCCTTCCAACTTCGCTGCCAACGTCCCGCTATCCTGATCGGTTTTGGCCGTAATGCGGGCCACTTCGATCTGGGTTAGCGCCTGCAACTGCGCCTTGCGCCATTCAAGGCTGTTGTCGGCCATGGCTTTCTGACCATCAGCCTGCAATTCCATTTGCTTCATCTGGCCCTGCGCGGCCACTTTCGGATCAACCGGCGGCGGCTGGCTTTGCTTGGCCTGGATCTTCTTGAGCATCTGGGATTTAACCCGGACTTCAAGCGGCGATAGCTCTAGGGCGATTTCCGGGAAGTTCTGCGCGAACTGCGGCCCAAGCGCCTGCAAGGTAGCAGCCGCATCGGCCTGCATGTTGATCGTATCCGGACCCTCATCGATGATGAAATCGACGTCCATCGTGCCGATAGCATTCACAATGGCCGGGAAGCCGTACTTATCCGTCGTTAATTTATTGATCTGGAAGAACTGCGCCACGTTCTGGTCGTCAGTCACCCTAATCCAGCGCTCGGACTTCCAGTGTTCGGTAATGATATTCCAAATGCAGCGGTAAACCCGGATTTTCCAATTCTTGAATGCGGACAAATACGGCCCAAGCTCAGACATGCCGGCCTGTTGAAGCAAAGCGATGGCTCGGCCGCTCGAATCCTCAAGCCCCTGCCCGATCACCGCGGGATTTGGACCAAAATTCTCGATCTCGGTCTTGGCTTCCTGGAGCATCTCCAGTTGGCCGGAAAAGTCCGCCTTCGAAGCCGCGTCGTCCGGCTCCATTTTCAGGCCAGGATTAGTCTCGATCCAGCCGTCAGGCTTGGCCCATTCCTTACGGGCCGTCTCGATGTCGTCAACGGCGCCCTTTTCAGAGATAACGCGACGACTGTTGAGCAAATGCAGCGCCTTCGACCGGCGCATGTTGATCTCGTCCTGGGCCGATTTCAGGTTGCGAATGAACCCGTATCGATCACCATCATGATCGACATTAGCTGAGAACATCAGGAACCGGGGAAACGTCTTGCCCTTTTCGTCATGAAAGGGCGAAATCCCCTGCATCATGACCGTGTTGCCAATGTAGAGCGTCCAGCACCACTTGCCCTTGTGAATATACCAGTGATCGACCAACCGAAGCCGCTTCAGGCTGGTGTTAACCCAGACCCGTTCGCGGTCCTGATCGGCCGAAGATGTAATATCCGAGCCCGTCTCCATGAGATCATCGATCTCGGCGGCCTTGCCCGGCAATAGCTCCTTGGCCTGATCTACGTCGATCCATTTCGCAATGCCCATGTAGCGAGCATCGGTGAAACCTTCATCAAACGAGCGCGGATCGTAAAAGAACGTGTCGGCGTAGACGATATGGATGCCTAAATCCGGGTCACCATGGTCGCCAGTCTCAAGATCGAATTCAACGCCAGCAATGCCATCAACGGCGCCCAAACGAGCGTTGCGGGTTGATTTGCTTTTCCAGTCGTTTGTGTCGAGGCAATACCGCATGACCGCGGTAGCA